GGGTTCCGACAATGCCAAGTGGTGGATATAGACCAGGCGCCGGACGCAAGAAGGGCGTAAAAAACAAACGGCCAGCGGCGGCAAAAAAGCCATCAGGGAAAGCCGTCAACCCAAAGAACGCCGCTCAGATCAAAAAGATGCTGGAGGTCGGCGAATTAGTAAAGGCCAAACTTTATCACGCCCTGGTCTCCAAGGTCGCCGCCGGCGAGTCCCTGACATCGGCCGAACTCGCCAAAGTCGCCCAACTAGAAAAAGAGTTGCGCTCAATCGTCGAGCCCCCCGTCGAGATTCCAAAAAAAGACCCGCTGACCTACATGATAGACGTGATCAACGACGATATGGCCGATGCAGAGATCAGGGCGCGCATGGCGATCGCGGCAGCTCCATACCTGCACGCCAAGCCCGGCGAGACCCACAAGGGCAAGAAGGACGAAAAGAACGACAAGGCGAAAGCGGCCGGGTCTGGCAGGTTTGCACCGTCGGCACCACCACAACTTAAAGCGGTGAAGTAGGGCCGCGAGGACCAGGAGATAAGACATTGAACTGGACAACCGCCTGCCCCGATTGGGAGCGCCGCATCTTGGCCCGAGAAAGCCTGATCGCACTTCCGCCGCTATTCCCGGCCGAAGCCGATTCAGCCCTCGACGTATTTAAGGCCCTACAGCTCGTCGACGTCCTTGGCCGCCCCACCTTCGGCGCCATCGGTCGCCAGTGGGTTTTTGACTTCGTGGGGGCCATCTTCGGCGCTTACGATCCGGAAGAGGGCCGGCGCCTGATATCTGAGTTTTTCCTATTCGTGAGCAAAAAGAACAGCAAGAGCACCCTGGCGGCCGGCATCATGCTTACGGCGCTTATTCGCAATTGGCGCGACTCCGCCGAGTTCCTGATTCTGGCCCCCACCGTGGAGATCGCCAACAATTCATTCTATCCGGCCCGCGACATGGTGAAAGCTGACGAAGAGCTTTCAGCCCTACTGCATATCCAAGAGCACTATCGGCAGATCACGCACCGGGGAAACGGCGCCACGCTCAAGATCGTGGCGGCCGACAATGAAACCGTAGGCGGCAAGAAGGCCACCGGCATCTTAGTGGATGAACTCTGGCTATTCGGCAAACGGCAGAACGCGGAGAACATGCTGCGCGAGGCTTGCGGTGGGCTTGCCAGCCGGCCGGAGGGCTTCGTCATCTACCTTTCGACGCAATCCGACGAGGCGCCGGCAGGCGTGTTTAAGCAGAAGCTGGATTACGCCCGTGGGGTTCGAGATGGCCGCATCGAAGACAACCGATTCTTGCCGGTCCTTTACGAATTTCCGGAATCGATCTTGAAAGCCAGGGCCCACCTCGACCCGGCTAACTTCTACGTCACCAACCCGAACATGGGCGCCTCGGTCGATGAGGAGTTTTTAAAGCGCGAGCACCTCAAGGCCCAAGAGGCCGGCGAAGAGTCGGTGCAGGGGTTTCTCGCCAAGCATCTCAACGTCGAAATGGGCCTTGCGCTCAGATCCAAGCGATGGAGCGGCGCAGATTTCTGGATGCAGGCGGCCGGAGCGGTCACCCTGGACGACATCTTGACACGATGCGAAGTGGTAGTGGTCGGAATCGATGGTGGCGGCCTTGACGACCTCCTGGGGCTTGCCGTGCTCGGGCGCGAGATCGACACCGGGCACTGGCTTTTGTGGACCCGTGCATGGGCATCAGCCATCGCCCTGGAGCGCCGGAAGTCGGAAGTGTCGAAATACCGCGACTTCGAAAAGGACGGCGACCTGGTAATCGTCGATGAGGTCGGCCAGGACATCGAGCAGATCGGAGAGAACATTGAGCAGATCGAATCCGCCGGGCTACTGGACCGGATCGGTGTTGACCCGGCCGGCATAGGCGACATCGTGGACGAGATAGTGCTGGTCCGCGGGATAGAGCATGATCGTGTCGTGGGCATACCTCAGGGGTGGCGCCTGACAGGGGCCATAAAGACCACGGAGCGCAAGCTGGCAGAGGGTGCGCTCACTCACGGCGGCCAACCCATGATGGCGTGGTGCGTCGGAAATGCCATGGTTGAGCCCCGTGGCAACGCCATTTTGATCACAAAACAGGCCAGCGGAACCGGAAAAATAGACCCGCTCATGGCCTCTTTCAACGCCGTGGCGCTCATGGCGATGAACCCAGAAGCCCGTTATGGCGGCAGTATATCGAAAAACCCCTTTGTTGACGTGGAGATTAACTAATGGAAGCATGTTTTCAAGATGGAGTAGGCCTCGGCAATTATAAGTTCGGAAGAAAAAACAATTGGAGAAGATGGGCCTGGAATCAGGGCAAAAAAAGGATTTGCTGCAAGCCCAAAGATGCCGTCGTCATTTATTTGCCAAGCCGGCAAAACCTCGATGAGGATGTAGCTCTATCCAAAGGGTTTGACAGGCGGAACTTGTTCGCTGTCGAGCGCGATAAGGATATCGTCAAGGCTCTGAGGAAAACAAGGGCCAATGTCATAGCCTCTGATCTTTCAAAAACAGTAATGGTTTTTGGAGAAGAACCAAAAGTGGATTTGATAATGGCAGATTTCTGCTGTGGGCTCACCAAGACCGCACAGAGATTTGCTAAGTCTTTGCTTTTGTCAAGGGCTATTCATTCAGGAGGAAAAAGGACCGTTGTTGTAGCCAATTTTTTACGCGGCAGAGATGAGAATTTTAAATTCACAAACGGAGATAGTATTTTTGAAATATTTAATAGGGGTGTAAAGCTTAACGGTCTTGGTTCTGAGTATTTAAAGCACAGAGGTGCTATGTTTATATATTGCGTGTTGTTTTGTTTTGGGTGGGCGCTATTGGAAAACTATGGTGTGGCTTGCGATGACGCAGAATCTTTTATGATTAAATATGTTAAAGACATTAAGGCGAACGGTAAGCCCCTGATAAATACGTATAAATCAGAAAACGGCAGCGTTATGGATTCAATTTCTTTCAGCATTACAAGGGGCATTGAATTTACTAAGCCACTCGATCTTGGTTCAGAAGACCTTAAAGAGACACAAAGAATGGTAGCGGCAGCAAAAGCCCACAGAACCATGCGGATCAACAAAAGGTAAAGCACAAAAACCAATGGAGGTTGAACCTGATGAAGTGCCCAAAATGCGGTATTGACGGCAGAAGTTCTGTGATTCGCACCTTAAAATGCGCAGATGGCGTCATTCGGTGGCGACTGTGCGGAGAGTGCAACAGGGTTTCCAGTTCGACAGAGGCTTTCGACGAAGAATCCGTACAAAATCTAAGTGCCACCTCAAAGCAGACGGATATTTTGCTAAATAGCGCTATTTAGCATCAACCGAGTTGCGCACCCACAACATGTAGCGCTATCCAGCAATCATTATCGGTATCTTTAGCCGAAGGTGGTAGCTGGATGAATATTTGGCCGTTTGGCCGCAAAAAGCCGGATATCAAAGCCTCTTACAGTGGGGAAATCTCCACCGAAGCGGCTATTAAGCTGATTTCCGAAGAGCTTGGCCGCATGGTTGGCGGCAGATCCGGCGCCGGCCAGCTCGTAAATGAGCAAACGGCTATGCAGTTTTCGGCCGTTTACGCTTGCGTTTCCCTCCTTTCCGGCACCATAGCCAGCCTCTCATGCGAAGTTTTCAAGCGCGTAGGTGAGGACGAGCGCGAGTTGGCGCCCGATCATCCGGCCTTTCCGCTTCTCCACGACGAACCAAACCCCACCATGAGCGCCTATGTCTTTTGGGAGACGGAGGGCGCCGATTGCTATCTGGCCGGCAACGCCTATGCGATCATCGCGCGCAAGAAAAGCGGCCGGCCCGTCGGCCTTTATTGGGCGCCATCTTCGCGCGTAACGCCGAAACTGAGCCCCGACTATTCCCGCATACTCTATCAGATCACCTTTGACGGTCGCCAAACAAAGACCTTCGACCAGGACGACATTCTGCACTTTCCCTGCATCGGATGGGACGGGCTCAAGGGCCGCAGCCCCATAGCCGACGCCAGGGAATCGATAGGCCTGGGCCTTGCCGGCGAGCAATTCAACGCCAAGTACTTTTCAAACGCCATCACCGCGGACGTTTCTATCTCTTTCGACAAGCCCATGAAAGAGGACGCCATGAAGCAGTTCAGGGAGTCGCTTCAGAAGCGCTACGGGAACACCGAGGGATCGTCGAATATGCGCCTTCCGCTGGTCCTCACGGACGGCGCCAAGGTGACCAGCCTTCGCATGAACGCCGACGACGCGCAAATGATGCTTTCCAGGCATTTCCAGATCGAGGATATTTGCCGGTTTTATGGAGTACCGCTCCACCTTGTTTCGAGCACCGAAAAGAGCACCTCATGGGGAACCGGCATTGAAGAGCAGACCATCGGCTTCGTCAAATTCGTTTTGCGCCGAAGGCTCAAGATGATGGAGCAAGAAGTCAACCGCAAGCTGATCGACGATCCGAAATATTTTTGCAAGTTCAACATGGACGACATCTTGCGCGGAGACATCAAGACCCGCGCTGAGTTTTACAAGGTCGCGCTGGGCGGCAATCAGGTTCCCGGCTTTATGACGCCGAACGAAATCCGAAAACTCGAAAACAGAAGGCCGCTCGAAGGCGAAAAGTACAACAAGCCCTATGACCCGGCCGAAGCGAATAAGGGAGCGCCAGATGCTGGTCAACCTGATGCGGAATAGGCCCGAAAAGGTAGCCACCGACAACCCCAAAGCGGTTATCGACGCTTCGAAAAAGGAAGCCACGATATACGTTTACGGGGAAATCTGGCGCTACGGCATCAACGCCAAGGATTTCGTCAAAGAGATAAACGACCTTGACGTTGGCACCATCCATCTTCGAATCGACTCCCCCGGGGGCGATGTTTTTGCGGCCAGGGCCATGCAGACCGCGATCCGGCAGCACAAGGCCAATGTGATCGCCCATATCGACGGCCTTGCGGCCTCTGCCGCCACCTTTCTTGCCATGGGCGCCGATGAAATCGAGATCGTTGAAGGCGGTTTTTTCATGATTCACAAGGCCGCCTCTTTCTTGGATGTATTCGGGTACTTCTCTGAAGACGGCATGGCCAATCTTATTTCTGAGATAGGCAAGGAAATCGACCTGCTCAAGAAGGTAGACGAGTCTATTATCAGCGACTACACCAAAAAAACCGGCAAGGGCGCCGACGAAATCAAGACCTGGATGGCCGACACTAAATGGTTTTCGGCCCAAGAAGCGCTGGCCGCTGGTTTTGTCGATCGAATCTATGAAGGCAAGCCGGTAGAGAACCGCTTTGACCTATCATTTTTCAGCAACGCCCCCAAAGAGCTTATCGAGCGGCCGCAGCCCAGGGAAGAGCCCAAAACCACAAACACGGCGGCGCTGTTACGGCGTCTTGAACTCGAAATCGCCCAATAAAAAAAGGAGATCGAAAGAAAATGAAAAGTATTCAGAAACTTCGCAAACAGAAGGCCGAACTCGCTGCCAAGGCCAAGAAATTGATTGAGGACAACGGCGGCGACAAGTGGACCGATGCCCACCAATCCGACTACGACGGCACCATGGCGCAGATCAAAACGGTGAACTCCGAAATCGAGCGTCACCAGGCCCTGATCGCTGATGCCGGTGACATTCTGGACATCGAAAACGAAGACATCGACGCCGCATCCGTTGCAGGTCGGGCCGCAAATTCCCACATCCAGGTCCAGGCCAAGCGCGTTTACCGCAACATCGGCGAGCAGATGCAAGACGTGCAGGCGATGACCCAGGACACCTCCGAGGCGCCCCGAGCCCGTGACCGCTTTCAGAAGGTCGTCAACGCCTCCGGCGCCTCTACGGGCGTCGATTCCGAAGGTGGCTACCTGGTGGAGACCGACAAGGCGACCGATATCATGCAGACCGCCGTTGAAACCGGTGCGCTTTCCTCGCGCTGCACGCGGCAACCCATCGGGGCCAACGCCGACAGCTTCGAGTACCTGGCCTTCAAGGACCGCGACCGCAGCGCCGGCACGATGCTTGGCGGCATCCAGGTTTACCGCAAGGCCGAAGCCGCTCTGATGGCCTCCAGCGGGAAAGCCGTGCTGGAGCCGCGCGAGTTGCGCCTTGAAGACATGTATGGCCTGATCTACGTCACCAACCGCATGCTGCGCGATGCCGTGGCCATGGCCAACTACACCAAACAGGGCTTGCGCAAACAACTCGCCTGGAAGCTGGACCTTGAAATTTGGCAGGGCAACGGCTCCGGCCAGTGCCTCGGGATCATCAACAGCGATCTCTTGGTATCCGTGGCCGCAGAAGCCCAGCAGACCACCGACACCATCAACGCCACCAACCTGGTGAAGATGCTGGCCCGCTTCAAGGGCAACCTGCAGAAAGCTGCCTGGTTCACCAATCAGGACTGTTTGCCCCAATTCCCGCTGCTGACCATGCCCGGCAGCACGGCCGGCGTTCCGATCTTCTTGCCTGGTGGATCTCTGTCCGGCGCCCCCCTGGGGACCTTGCTCGGCATCCCCATCGTGCCCATCGAGTTCGCTTCCACCATCGGCGATGTTTACGACATCATGCTGGCCGACTTCTCCGAGTACATGCTGATTGAGAAGGGCGGGGTCGAAGAGAGCGAAAGTATGCATGTCCGTTACCTCTACGATGAAATGTGCTTCCGCTTCATCGCGCGCAACAACGGCCAGCCCATGCACGAAAGTCCTATCACGCCGTACAAAGGCAGCAACACCTTGAGCCCCTTTGTGACCCTGGCGACCCGGTAACCAAAATTTGAATCAATGATGGGCGGCATTGCGCCGCCCCGTTGAAAGGAGAAAACAGCACAATGAAGACCATCGAGAACATGCCCGTTATCGAGGCCCTGACCCCCGGCACGACCGGTGCCGCCGATCGAACCGGCGACTATATCAGCCTGAAGAACTGCCCCAACGGCGTGGCGGTCTACGTCGCCATGAACCAGGCCGACGCCACGGTGGTACCCGTGAGCCTCTTGCAAGACACCGCCGTAGCCGGCAACGTGGCCGCCAAGGCGGTTGCCACCCTGGTGCCGATCTGGTCCAACCTGGACTGCGCGGCCAGCGATCTGATGGTGGCCCGCGCGGCGGCCGCCTCATATTCCACCGATGCCGGCGTGAAACACAAGATCGTTAAAATGATCGTGAAGCCCGAGGATCTGGACGTTGCCGGCGGCTTCGACTGTCTGGCCGTCAAGGTGGCCCAGAGCCACGCATCCAATATCCTATATGCCTGGTATCAACCCCTTGGCCGACGCTATGCCAATGAATCCATGATCGCCGACTAAGAAGGGCGGACGCCCATGGGAGAAGAAACCATGAAGGTAAGATTGACGGGAAGGTGGGGCTCGCGGCTCCCTGGAAGCATCATCAGTGTTTCCGAAGCGCGCGCCCTGTACCTGCAAAACGAATTGAAGATCGGCAAGATCATCGACCCGATGCCGGAACGGCCAACGGTGGCCCAGGCGAAGGCGAAAGAAGTTGACAGGGCCAAGGCGAAAAAAGGCGAATAAATGCCGCTCATGTACTTTTCAGACCTGACGCTGATCAAGGCGCAATGCAACCTCGATACCTCTTTTGTCGCGGATGATACCCTTTTGACCCTGTTTGAAAATGAAGCGGTCGTCCATGCTCAAAACAGAACGCGGAGATACCTCACGGCGACGGCCCTGACCGAGGAATTGGACGAGTTCCCGGCCGGGGCCATTCCGCTCGCGGCCAACCTGAACAGCGTCACGTCGATCAAGTATTTTACCGATGCTTCGGTATCCGAGCAGACCTTGGCCACCAATCAATATGAAGTCAAAACCAAGCCGCTGGTCGGATTCGTCCGGCCGGCGCGCTATTGCTACTGGCCCGCGGGTGCCTACAAAATCACCATCGCTTACAACGCCGGCTACGGCACGGGCTCCGGCCAAACTCCGGTCCCGGCACCAATCCAAGCTTGGCTATTGGCCGCCATCGCCACAAAGTACGCCAACAGGGAAATCGCCATGATCGGCCAGGGCCAGGTGCAGGCCGTCGAGCTTCCTTCGAAGATTTTTGACGATCTACTGGATATGTACGCCGTCCCGGTGGTGCCATGAGGGCCGGAACGCTTCGCCATACCTTGGTTTTTCAGACCAAGACCGAAACGTCCGACGGCATGGGCCCGGGCGGCACCGAATCATGGGCCGACACCCTGACGGCGAGGGCCGAACGCTGGAACGTCTCCGGCGCCGAAAGAGTGGAAGCCGCGCGCACAAAACAGAACAGCATGGTCCGCTGGCACTGCCGCCACAACGCCGCGATAGTGCCGACGATGCGTATCAAATGGGTGAACGCCGGGGTTACGCACTACCAAGAGATTTTGGCCGTCAACCCGCTCGACCAGCAGAACCGGGAAATTGAGATTTTGGCGGAAGAGAAGATATGAGTCTCGCAAACGTAACCATAAATTGGGATGCCAGAGACTACACCCGCGAGGTACGCGCCGCCCTCAATGAAGTGGTCCGCGAAGGCGCCCTGCGCACCGAAGAAGACGCCAAGCGCAACCTTGAGCGGGCGGCCCCCGACAGCACCGGCACGCTCGCAAGCCAGATCGACGTCAAGGCCAGCCAGTTCAAGGACGGCGGATACCTTGTCGAGGCCCAGGGTCGCGGCAATTATACCAAGTTTTACGCTTCTTTTGTAGAATTGGGCAGTAGTAAAATGGAAGGTCTCCGCTACCTTCGCAACGCCTTGCGCCGCAATAAGTTTCGCATGCGCGCCATGCTTCGGCAGAAGTTCGGTGAGGTCCGATGAAAGAGCTTATCGAATCCATCTACAGCCATTTCGCCACGGGCACCAACAGCCTAAAGACGGCCACCAGCGGCCGCTTGGAGTACGGCAAGGGCGCCCCAGGATGGGCCGATAACTTCTGCACCTATCAGGCCAACAGCGCGAGCGCCGACGATGCCTTTCGGCTCTCCATGGACGAAACCTATTGGCAGATCAACTGCTTTTCGTCCGTGCGCGAAACCTGCTTTGACATGCTGGCTTACGCCACATCGCTTTTCGACAATGCGACCTTGACCGTGGCGAACCACTACCCGGTTTTGATCCACAAGGAATCAGTCGTTCCGCCGATTTGGAACGAGCAAGACAATCTCTGGCAGGCCACCATCGAATTTCGGTGTCGGCTGCAACACACGTAAAGGAGCAAACCCATGGCTTTATCTTATCAAGAGGCGGCAAATGTTGCGGTCGTTCTGAAATACGGCGGGGGCGCCGCGCAGGCCATCGTGGCCGGCCTGAACAGCTTGAAACTGCCCGGCGGCCAGCGCAACATCATCGAAGTCAAGCAGTTCCGTGAAATCTCCCGGCAGTTCGCCGGCCAGGCAAGCCGCACCAATCTGGAGTTCGGCGGAAGCGCGGTTTTCAACGACCCCGGCCAACTTCTGCTCAAGACCTATTTTGACGGCAACACCAAATTCGGACCGGTAGGCCACGCCAACGGCGAGACGCGCATCTATCTGAACGGCACTTCGACCACCCTGCTTTCATCGGATTTCATGTGCCTGGATACCGCGAACGATTCGGAAAGCATCTTCCAGGTGACCGCCTACGACTTCCCGAGCGTGGATTCCGAGGGCATCTTCCCCTTCACTTCTGGTCTCGCCGTCGGCGGTCGCATCG